CGTGCTCGTGGCCCGGGTCGATCACGTTGTGGCCGTGGCCACCGCCCGATACGTTGTGGCCGTGGCCGCCTGCTGCGGTGAGGTTGGCCACGTGGGTGTGCTCGCCGCCGGAGCCCGTCGAGCTGGCGCCGGAGCCGAAGTGCGTGTGTGCTGGGAGCTGGCCCTGCGTGAGCGTGCGGTCCATCGAGCCACCGACGGCGCCGAGCGCACCGGCACCCATGACCGGAAGGCGGTCGGCCATGTTCGGGATCGTCATGGTCTGGGTACCCAGGTTGCGCCAGGCGGCGGCTCCGGGCACGTCCCAGAGGCGGCCGACGGCCGAGCGAGCGTAGGTGCCGCCGTCCATGGGCAGCCACGAGGAGCCGAGGTAGGCATCGCCGGGCGCCAGGATCGAGGAGATGATCGTCCCGGGCGGGTACTCGTCGGCGTAGTACTCGACCCAGCCGGGATCCCCACCTGCAGGTCCCCCGCCGTAGCTCCGCTTGCTGAAGAAGGCGCCGTCGGACTCCCGCACGTAGATGTCGCCGATGTTGCCCTCACCGCCGGTCGGCGTGTTGGGGCCTCGGCGGATGTTGGAGCCCGTGATGAGGCCCGTCGCCGTGATGTCGCCGTTGACCGTGAGGCCCGGCAGCGTCATGGACTGCGTGACGGTGAGGTACCCGTCCACCCGGAGGGTCTGGATGTCGGAGCGCTGGAGGGACACGTCGCCCCAGCTCAGCTTGCCCGAGCCCTCGATGCGGAACTTCTCGCCGGACGAGAGGGTGTTACTCAGGAGCACAGCCGAAGGTGCCACCGAGCCCTTGAAGCTCGACGGCACCAGGATGCGCTTGTCGGTGGTGTAGTCCCGGTTGATGCTCGTGGCCCCGGCGGGGACCAGGATCGACATCAGGACGACCATGTTCTCGCCGACATCGGGGAAGACCGGGTTCGAGGAGACAGGCCCCTGGAGCACCCGGAAGTCCCGGTTGATGCCGTCGTAGACCAGGAGATCGAAGCGATCCCTGGCCGAGGACCCCGTGAAGAGCTGAACCACTTGGTCAGCAGCGAAGTGCAACTCTCCCTTGACGAGGAGGACGTTCCCTTCGCTGCCTCCGTAGACAGTGGCCGTTGCGGCACTCCCTACGGGGATCTCGATGTCACACCCGGCGACGACCCCGTACCGGGACGAGCCCAGGAGGAGGAAGTCAACTGCGTCGGGCGCCGAGATGCCGTAGTTACCGGCGGTCTCCCCTGCGTTCTTGATGAGGAACCCCGGCCGGTTGGCCATCTCGACGCCCTTTCGCTGTCTGATACCGATATCAGCTTACCCGGCGCCGGAGCGCAGGGCGACTACTGATCGTCGGGCTCGGCGCCGTGCTCCGGGATGGCGGGCGAGCCGTCGGGGTTCACCTTGGCGTCGGCCTCGGCGTGGCCCGCAAGCTCCTGGTCCCTGGCGAGGGCCTCTTCGGCCGCCTGGTTGGCCAGGGTCTCGTCGGCGGTGTTGGCCTCCTCCTTGGCGAGCTGCTGCTCGAAGAGGGAGTTGGCCTCGTCCACGACGGTCTGCGGGGGCTGGTTGCCGTCCCGGTCCTGCGTGGGGTTCGGCGCCGTCATCTCGAACGGGGCCGTGCCGGGCAGCGGAGCGGGCTCCGGGATCTTGCCGTCAGTGGTGAGGTCGTCACGCTGGTACTTGGCCAGCACCTCGTCGCTGAGGCCCAGGATCTCGTCGGGCGTGTAGCCCTTGGCCTGGAGGCGCCCCATGGCGTCGTTGTCCTGGAGCGTGCGGAACAGGAGGCTGTCCTCCTGTGCTGCCTCGGCACCCTCGACACGCTCGTCGGCGGTGGGCTCCAGGCTGGCGTCGAGCTGCACGTCCTCGCCTGCGGCATCGGTGCGGGTCTCGTCGGCCGTGTCGGGCTGGCTGGTCTTGCTCATGTCAGTGGCTCCTTCAAGTCGTTGGGGACTAGGAGACCGTGACGGTGACCGTGCTGGTCTTCACCGAGCCCTGGGCATCGGTTGCGGTCAGCACGATCGTCTTGGCCCCCGTCGTCGCATAGGTGTGGTTGACCGACAGCGACAGGGTGGTGGTACCCGTGAAGTTGCCTGTCGAGACGGAGCCACCATCGCCCCAATTGATCGAGTAGGCGGTGGTGCCGCCCTCGGGGTTGGAGCCGGTCCAGGCGAACGCCTTGGAGACGGTGGCCGTGGCGACCTGCGTCGTGCCCCCGGTGGGAGTGAGCGTGGGCGCCTCGTCCAGTACCTGGACAACGGAGATGGTGGACATGATGGAGACCCTCCTTGGATCAGTGCCAGATCTTGCCGGTGGACGCCAGCTCACGAGCCACGTCCACGGGGACACGGTACACGTGACCCATCGTGAAGCTGTAGATGCGGGGCGGGCGGCCTCCGGCGGTGATGGACATGTTCTCGATGTCCTGGTTCACCCGGATCTCGACCGTGCGAGCACCCATGGGCGTGGCGGTGGGGATCACGGAGTCCACCGTGATCTCCTTCGGGATGAAGCCGAGGTTCTGCGCCACGTTGGCGTTCTGGCTCTGCGGCTGCGGCTGGTTCGGGTTGCCGACCTGGGCCGGAGGAGCAACCTGCGGCTGCGGGAAGGAGCCGTTGTTCAGGGTCGGACCCTCGGTGTACTGCTGCGACGGGGCGGCCTGCGGCAGGACGTTCTGGACGGGCAGCTGCTGGGGCTGCGGGGCGACCTGCGGCTGCATGGGAGCGGGCTCCTGCGGCGGCATGGCGGCGGGCTCCTGGACCTGGGCGATCTCGGCGGCCATCACGGCGGCCGGAGCTGCCTGCGGGGTCACCTCGCCCGTGGGAAGGGGGGCGGCGGTCTGCGCCGGGGCTGCGGGAGCCTCGGTCGTGACTTCGGCGGTGGGGGCCTTGGCAGTGCGGGGTGGCATGATGTTGTTGCTCCAAACGGGTATGGGGAAATGAGTGTCTCACTGGCGAAGGGGAGAGACCCGTAGGCCCCTCCCCAGCGCTCAGTTCTTCAGGCCGGAGCCCGCCGACTAGTTGGTGCGGATCTTGACGACCGCCGAGTCGGTGATGAGGCCGAAGCCCCAGATGGCGTACCAGGCGAGGGCGTGCTCACGACCGAAGTCGAGGACACCACCGTCACGCAGCTCCACCGGGAGGCTGATGGCGTGGCCGAACGAGTTGTCGCCCAGCATGAGGGCCTCCAACACGTTGTTGATGCCGCCGCCACCCGCCGGGTAGCCCGAGACCCAGGACTGATCCCAGCCGGGCTGCGCCACGGCCGTCGGGGCGTACCCGGCGTCCATGGCCACGTCGGCCGCAGCCGAGCCCTGGTTGTCGAGCGGACCCTCGTAGGGGTTCGCCGAGCCCAGGCCGCCGGTCGAGGCGTCCTCGGGACGCCAGTCGAGGGAGCCGCCGCCGGAGTAGGTCTCCTGGTAGTACGGGGTGTAGTCGAACCCCGGGTCCACCGAGAGCGGGTGACCGATCTGGGTGGTCTCGATGAACACCGTGTCGTAGAGACGGCCGATCTCACCGAGCATGAAGTTGCCCGGTGCGGCGTACTTCGTGACCTCGATGAACTCCGGGGTGTCCCGGATCTGGCGGCTCTGCGCCGGGTGGATGAAGCAGATGTACGTGTCGCCCAGGCGGGGGATGTTCTTGCTCGCCAGGGTGTACGTCGCATCCTTCACCGCAGCCGGGGTGAACTTGAAGGCGGCGGCGGCGTCGTCGATGGTCGTCGCCGTGCCCTGCGTGCCGGAGTTGTAGATGCCCCGGCCCGTGGTGATGCTGGCGGGCTCGGAGTAGCCGTACACGACGGACGACGCCGACTGGATCGTGGAGCGAGCCTCCAGGTCCATGTAGGTCGCCATCGAGCGCCCGAGGAGGCGGCTGGAGCTGGCCAGCACGTCATCGAACGAGGCGTTGAGGAGCAGCTCGGACATCGCAATGCCCTGGCCCTGCTCGGCCACGGTGATGCGGTACTGCTGCGCCGTGATGGCGAGCGTCTGCATGCGGATGCCCTCGACCAGCGGACCCGAGGGGATCGGCAGGTTGTTGTAGCGCATGAAGTTGACCGTGAGGCCCGGCATGACGCCCAGCTCGGTCTTCTTCACGGCGAACTGCTCGAAGCGAAGCACGGGCATCGCCTGGAACAGGATCTCCTTCGACCAGATGGTCTGGATCGCCTGGGTGAGGGCCGTCGAACCGGCGGTGGCCGACTGGCCGTAGCCAGTGACGTTGCCGGTTGCGCCGGTCGCCGGGTTCATGAGCCCGTAGGCCGAACCCGTGACGCCGGTGGCGAGACGGTTGGTGCCGGTGATGCCGCCACCGTTGGGGAGCTGGAATGCCATGGGATGTCCCTCCTAAGGACTGGAATTGGGGATTTGTGCAGTCCTACGGACTACTGGCCGCCCTGGTAGAACTGCTGGGTTGCGGCGGCGTGCAGGCGATCCCGATTGGCCCGGAACTCTTCCATCGACATGTTCCGGATCGTTCCCGGATCAAGCTGCTGGAAGGCCGGTCCTTGCTCCAATGGCCCGACGGGGAAGGCGCCGCTGGACGACACCCCCCGCATTTCGCTCAACGGCACCTGAGGAGCCGCCGAGGCGATCTGTGGTACGCCCGGGACGGGCTGAGCGCCCATCACGGACTGGAAGCCGCCGACGATGGCGGCCGTCCGGTTGATCATCTCCTGGAAGGATGCGTCGATCTCTTCCTTGGTGTTGCCGGTGATGAAGTCACGCAACTCGGGCATGACGTGCTCACCCATCTCGATGAGGAGGCGGTCACGATACCCATCGAGCTGGGCGACCTCCTGCTCCTTGAGACGGATGGCCTCACCGACGGCGATCTTGTTCTCCAGCTCCTGGACCTTGGTGGCGCTCTCCTGGCGCACACGCTCGATCAGCTGGGTGGCGTCGAGGCCACGCTCCTCTTCGAGGCGCTGGCGCTCACGCTCGGCGTCCTCGGCGGCCTTCTCGGCGGCGAGGCGGGCCTGGCGCTCCTGCTCGAACGTGGCCAGGGTGGCCTCGGCCTGCGTGATGCGGTCGTAGAGCTTGTCCTTCTCCTCGGTCCGGGCCTGGCCGAGCATCTGCTGCACGACCTCGATCGGGAGAACCTGCGGCGCCTGGCCGGGAGCCTGGACGAGCTGCACCGGGGGGAGCTGCTGGCCAACGAGCGGCTGAACGTCACCCACGAAGCGGGGCTGCGGAGGAGTCACACCCGGGCCGAACTCACCGATCTGCGGGAGTGCCTGGACCGGGACTGACTGCTGCACGACGGGAGCTGCCTGGACGGCAACGGGCTGGCCCGTCACGGGGTCGATGGCGTACTGCGCAGCGGGGTTCTGGGTGAAGCTCATGTGAGTGTGTCCTTCTACGTGACCTGATATGGGTATCTGCCCTGGTATGTATAGCAGACCCGATAGGCCATATGGAACAGGCTCCTGGAGAAATCCAGGGAGACCCTACTCTCCCGGATTCTCGTTGAAATCGGCCCGCTCGGGCGGGGACGGCTGGAAGGCGATGGACATGATCTCCTGAGCAAGCACCGGATCCACGGAGGGAACCATGCCGGTGGGGTTGCCGTTGGCGTCCGGCGGGCCGTCCATGCCGGGGATCACCAGCGGCTGCCCGTCGGGTGTCATACCCGTGGCCTGCATGATGAACTGGTTGGCGCCTGCCTGGATGAGCTGGAGCGCAGCGGCTCGCTTCACTTCCTCGATCTGCTCCTCGTAGACCTCCTGGAGCTTCTGGTCGGGGAACTTCTCGCCGAGCGCACGCATGCCGCCGACCTTGCTCTGGAGCCCGACCGCCATGAGTGCCTGCTGCTCGTTGAGGATGAGCAACTTGTCCATCGGCAGCGGGTCGATCCACTCGACGCTGGTCTGGTACGTCATCGGGTCTTCGGGGCTGAGCCACGGGTACTGGTCCGGCCCGAGCTGGATCGCCGAGACCATGGGGTTGTACTGGAGCCACTCGGGCTCGTAGACGGCGGCGTACCTGATGATGAGGGCGTTCACGTCCTTCAGCAGCTTGGTGTACGTCACCAGCTTGAGCTGCCGCTTCTGGATCATGGAGAGGTACACCATCGACAGGGCGGCCCCGGAGGTGTTGGTGATGGGCTGGGCCTGGCCGAGCGCACCGGAGGGCACGCCGGTCATCTCGTGCATGGCCTGCTTCAGCAGCTCCAGGAAACCGAGCGGCGCCGCCAGGTTGTTCTCCAGCTGGAGGTTGGTGACCTTGGCCCCGGCGTTGGGGATCGACCAGACCTTGCGGGGACCCTTCTCCAGGTTCTGCGCCTTGGCGCCCGTGATGACGGTGACTGGAGCGGAGTGGTAGTTGAGGATGTCACTGATCTCAGTGGCCTTCTCGTTGTATTCCCGGTTGAGGGAGATGAGGTCCTCGATGTCGGAAGTGCCCCACGGCGAGCTGGCCACCCGCATGTTCGGGCAGAAGGCGACGGGGATCAGGCCGAGCGGGTTGGCCCGCTCGTCAATCAGCTCGTCATCGACGTACTCCCTGATGATCTCGTCGGTGATCACCTCGACGTAGGTGTGCATCGTGCGGGCGCCGTCGGCGGCCTGGCCCCAGAACTTGTACTTCAGCTTGAACTCGACCAGCCGGGTACGGTCGTGGGGGTGGAACGTCGGGAAGCAGTAGGCCGGGTTGATCGGCAGGATGCGGATCTTGGGCGGGTGGATGACACCCACTGAGTCCTGGTACGGCGGTTCCCAGGCGACCTTCACGAAGATGTCTCCGGAGACCGTGCCGTACTGGCCGATCTCGTGCAGCAGCGTCGCCTGGTCGTTGTCTTCCTGCCACACCCGCCGGAGCAGGTAGGGGATGATCGCCGACGACGCCTCCGGCGAGTGGTGATGGACACCCTTGCCGAAGTTGAAGCTGATGAGGTAGTCAGCGAAGGCCCGGACCCAATTGAAGGTCAGCTGGGCGTCGCCCATCGGGACTCGGTGAGCCCAATGGTGTCCCAGGTAGAACGCCCAGTTGCGGGCGTACCGGTTCAGACGTGGCCCGTGGACCTCGTAGCTAGAACTCCTCGTCCGCCAGCTCTACGAGCCCGAGGGGGCTCACGGAGATGGAGAGGTCCGAGGAGTTTGCACGTGCGCTACCGGGGTAGAATGCTACCGACATTGTGCGATCACCTCCGTCCCGTCGTCTACGAGGGCGGCCTGCGCCAGCACCTCAGTCTTGATCTGCTCACGCCGTTCATCTGACAAAGGCCAGGTGGCGTTCTTGCGAACGTTACACGGTCCGCAGAGAGGTTGGTGATTCTCGATCGTGTGCATTCCTTCACGAGCCAGCGGCTGAATGTGATCCCAGTGCAGAACCAGCTCACCGCCGACGGTACGGCCGCAAATTGCACAGCACCCATTGTGCTCGGCAAGAAGGGCATCGAGCTGAGGCTGGGTAATCGCCTCAACTACTGCCGCATCAGCCTTCTGCGCACGCCGACGTGACTCCGATCGACGGGTAGACGATCGACGCTGCTCCCGGACCGCAGGGTCTTCGCCTCGCTGCTTGTGCTTCTCGTACCGCTCTTCCCGGTTGGCCTCATGGTGCGCCCGCAGGCGTTCTTGTGACCACTCCGGGTTATCAAGGTGATACTGCCGAGTCTTGGCGATCTTGGTAGCTCGGGTGCCCGCATCGGTGGCGTACTTCTCACGCATGCGCTCGTTGTTACACGCCTTGCAGTTCGGGTCCTTGCCATCCTTCTTGCGCCGGTTGTTGTGGTACTCACTCAATGGCTTCGACAGCTTGCAGCGAGTACACACCTTATCGTCGGCCAGTTCCACCAGACCAAGCGGTGATACCGATATGGAGAGGTCAGACCCGACAGCACGAGCAGATCCCGGGTAGAAAGCGACCGACATGGTGAGTCACCCTAGTCCATCTCATAGTCGGGCTTGCGAGAGCCGTAGTAGTCCCAAGCATTCTCGGTACCAATGGCCCGAGCCTGGGCGTCCCACTTGGCGTAGGGGTTCCGGTGCTCGTTCTCCTGGGCGTCCTGCTCGGCGTACTTCACCTTGGCGCTCTGGGCCGCCACCTTGTCCAGATTCTGTGGCGTGATCTGCCGAACCTGGGCGAAGAGCTGGCCGCTGAGCACGTCGGCGGTCATGCGGTGGTTGCCGTCGATGAGCGTCGGTGGGTGCAGCTCGGCAAGGCCATGCTGGGCCTGGTCGGGGAACTCCTGCCAGACCACCGGCACGTCTCGACCGAGCTGCCGGGGAATGCGAGGTGTGGAGCCCAGCGAGCGGTCGCCCATGAGGGAGTTGACACGCTGGGCCGAGACACGCTCTTGCACGGTGTTGATCGCCGGGTAGTCTTCATTGCTGCTCTGGATCGGGATCTCCACGAGGTCACCCTTGTTGCGGGCACTACGAGTCGAGCCCCAGTATGTGGCCTCGGCGGGGACTCCTGAGTGCGGCCCCCAGATATGGCCGATGCGGCCATCGGTCGCCTCATCAGAGCGCATCTCTCCGGCAGCCGGGAGGCCCGTTCGAGGGTGATACCCAATATCTTCGATGTCCGCCTCGTCGTAGTCGCCGGTCTTCCACGAGCCGTCGGCCATACGCTCCAGCGAGATGTTGCCGTCCTCGCTCCGCTGCTCGTAGGAGACCCTCGTGGAGGCCGCCCGTGAGAGGCGAGCACGAGCAGACGGTGCGCCTGCGGGATTCACCGGGGAGAACTGCGTGGCCAGGTGGCCCATGCCAGGCAGCGTCGGCTGGTCCATGGACATGTCAGAACCTCAGGGACTGCTGGCCCTTGAGCTGAGCGCCGCTGATGCTGCTGGCCGCCGAGCGCCGCCGGTCTCCGGGGTAGTCCGGGTCCTTGCCCGCTACACGCCGGGCCTCCGTCCAGGAGACCTCCTGCATGGCGACCGAGGGGAGGTTGGACTCGCCCTGGGAGTCGGTGACTCCTAGTGCCTTGCCTGCACTACGGGCAGCCCGGATGGTGGCCTCGTTGTTGTAGGCGTGGAGAGCAGCCGAGGGGCCGACCTGTCCGCTCGGGTGGACGCTCACGCCGGAGGAGTCCTTCTTCGGGATGTCGAGCGCCAGGCCCTTGTCGGAGCCGATGGTCTTGGCCACGTTGGTGCGGCCGCCACGGCCGACGGAGGTGGCGAGATCCTGGCCGTAGGTGATGGTGTTCATCCACGTGTCCTCGGCCGTATTGCCCCGGGGGTTGAGGATGCCCTCGTGGCTGTCACGGAGCCCGAAGAGGTCCATGCGCTGTTGGTCGGGGTGGATCTCACCGGACACGACCTTCTGGGCGTGGCCGACACGGGTGAGGTACTCCTCGTGAACGGCACCGCCGGGGGTGGCGTTGAGCGTGGCGGCCCGGTAGGAGTGGATCTTGGGGCCACCGGACGGGTCCGTGAACTCGCCCGTACCTTCGAGGATGGCCCGGCCGTCCTTCAGGCCCGTGCTGCCTCGCCGGATCTGCTTCTCCACATCAGGGCCGGTCTCGCCGGAACGCTGACGAAGGAGCCCGTGGAGAGCAGCCTTCTCGTTGGTGGGGCTGTTCTGCGGGCTCATGGCCGCACCGGCGCTGATGGCGGTGTGGAGGTCCGCTCCATGCTCGCTGGCCATGGCAGCGATGTCACGATGGTGGTCGAAGTACCAGCCGCCGCCGGAGGAAACGCCCTCGGTGTCTGCCCGCTGCATGCCCGCCACGAAGTGGCTCACACGCCGAGAAGCGGCGCCCTGGAGCGTGATGGGGATGTCCTTCACGTGAGGCGCAATGGCGCTGAGGTTCCTCGACTGGTTGGCACCGTTCTTACGGCTGTTCGCGTTGTTCGTGGGGTTGGCCGCCTTGCGGTCGGCCCGGTCGATGGCCGTGTCGATGTGAGACCTCGCCATGCCCTGGTCACGCATGATGTTGCGCAACGCACCTTGACCCTGACGGTCGAGGTCGCTGTACTGAATGGCCCGATCGTCGGGGACGGCCTTGCTGCGCTTCTGCTGAGCCATGTCAGATCCTTCGGAGGTGTGGTGCGTTGGTGTTCTGCTGCCAGCCCCGGGCGATGGCCTGGTGGCGGCGGCGCTCCATAATCCCGGCTGCCTTGGGAGCGTAGGCCGGAGGGAGCTGGTGGGAGCCGAGATACTTCATCTGGGCCGACTTCACGGCCTCCGGTGCCACCTGAGGGAGGTTCATCCCGAGGCTGATTCCGGCGGGGCTGAGCGCCACCGGCTTGGGTCGTGCGGGGCGCCCGGCGCTGGCTGCCTGGTTGAGCGCTGCCATGGGGCTTCCCCCGAGCTGCGTCACCGACGGCATGGGGATCTGGCCGGGCAGCGCCATCAGTCCCGGTCCCCGTAGTGCGACCCGTTCTCCCACGCCTCGTCCTCGGCGGCCTTCATGGCCTCGAAGTACCCGTGCTGGACGCCGGTCGTCATGCCGTTGGCCTGCTTGGTCATCGAGAACGTGTTGCCGTCCCGGTCCGTCTCGGTGTAGCGATGCGGAGGTCCCTGCACCGGAGCTTGCGGCTGACGGGAGGGATCGAACCGGGAGTCGCTGCCCCCGGCTCCCATCAGCCGACCCGAGCTGCGTTGTTGCGAACGAGACGGGCTTCGGAGCCCTGGACCCGCTCGAACGTGGGGTGGTCGCTCTGGGCGCCCTGGACGAACTCGCCAAGGGCGACGGGGGCCTCGATCCACGAAGCCGAGCCGACGTGTGCCCGCTCACGGGTCGTCTCCTCGGGGGTCTTGATCGTGGTCACCGGGCCGGACGAGGTGTCGCCGTAGGCGCCCTGGGCGAAGCCGGAAGGAATGTCGGTGTCGGTGGCAACGCCCTCCTCGAAGCGGAGAGGCCCCTTGTTGCCGGGCGGGTTGGCAGCGACGGCCGACTCGTAGCCGGTCTCGGGTGCGTAGGACATGATGGGCTCCCTTGCGGACGGTGTTGCGCCCTCAGTATGGCATATGGATACGGGGCTG